ACCTTGGAGTGCCGCTTTGAGTGTGTAGAAGTGGATACTTTTATTGATTTTTATCATGATAAGACTGATTTAGTTTAAAATAAAAAATTTATTTGTCTATGAATCTGACTCTTGCATTAAATACTAATCCTGTAGTTCCATTAGTTGCAGGAATAACAAAGAAATACAGTGATCCACTTTGTATGGATCCCACAGTTGCACCTGTAGCGTTGAAGATGGTGTCTTGGTTGATTTTTTTATAAATCTTTTGGGCTCTAGGCAGCACACCACCATTCACCAGTGCACCAGCACTCATTGTCCATGCACTCATGTTAAACATTTTATCATAGAGTGTGACAAATCTTGACCTGTTAGCCAAGTTGTTTGGTGCTAAATAACTTGCAGTATCTAGGATGTCTGTGATAGCAGGAGCAACTCCATTTGCTTGGAGGTCTATCACTATGAGTGCTCTCAGCACATCTCCATTTGAGTCAGACTGAGTGGTTAGGGGATACCATTGGAATCTAAGGAGTACAGACTTCATGGTAATGACTCTCCCAATACGTGCATTGTAGTCAGTATTGTTTGTTACCCCATTCAATAGGGTTGAGTTACCAGTAGAAGAGTCTAGAGCAGCATAGGTGGTATTCCCACTGTCAATAGTTTTTAATTCTGGTCGTCCGAATCTTGATCCGACTCCGTAGAATCCTCTAGTTGCATAAGGTGATCTTGAAATACTTCCCATTCCGCCCTTAAATCTTGCAACAGGGACTTTAACCTGTTTACCTCGGACCATAACGGAGTAAGTGTTGGATCTTTTTCGTTTTCCGAGAGCCATTTGTTTGAGTTCTCTGAGAGACAGATGCTTGATTCTCTTTTGATAGTTTTCTTCCCCGTGCAGGGTTTTGTAGTTGTCGGGACACTCGTATTCATACATTAATTTATAGTCTCTCAAAGACTTATATGGTTATGGTTGACCAATCACAAAATTCACATTCTTTCACAGAAATTATTCTAGGAAATACTGACAAAGCACATCGCCCAAGCTGGCTGCACCCACGCAGTGGGTAGCCAGCGACGCCGATGTGCGTACCACACTTCTAACCCATAATTAGCATTAGCCCATCGGATATATAGCAAAATCTCGCATTTCCCCTCGGACAATAGCCACTTATCTCGGACAATAACAAAAAGGGAAATATCCCTCGGGGTTTAAAATATTTCCCCTCGCAAGAAAAATATCTAACGTTTACGTTACCAGATCCCTCGCGTAAGAACCAGGTTCCCTCGCGAGAAAAATATCTAACATCACCAGAGCGAGGGGAGCGAGGGCCTGGTGATCCACCGTCCAATGAAAAACGACCGAAGGGTATAAGAGGTCAGTCGGACACACCTGGGCGTTAATATTACCTACGCCCAGCAGTGTCCTTGGTGTCCTGTGTCCTAATGTCTCAAGAAGAACCTGTTGACTTAACTGAAGACCTCACTACTGCAGCCCCGGATGACTTGGTGTGCCTTGAAGCCCCTCTTGGTGCTGATGATGAGACTTTACCAAAGGCTCAGGAGAAGAAGAAGTCCTTTAGAATGTCTGCTAAGCAGTTCATTCTCACTTTTCCTCAGTGTGATGTCAAGAAGGAAGTAGCCGTCGAACGACTGCAACAGAAGTGGAAGGAGGAGCTTAAAGGATACATAGTGTGTGAGGAGGCCCATAAGGATGGGACTCCACACTTACATGTCTTCCTTTTGTTTAATCAAAGGAAGAACTTCAAAGCGAGCAATTGCTTTGACTTCATCGGTGGAAAGCATGGTAGCTATGAGGTAGCGAGAAGTGTAAGAGGTAGTGTGGAGTATGTGACTAAGGGAGGAAATTACATAGTCGAGGGATTGGATGTCGAGGCGATCAAGAAGAAGAAGGCTCAGAAGAATGAGACCTATGCGAAGATGCTCATGGATGGAAAGACTCTCTCTGAGCTCAATGAGGTAGACCCTGGCTATGTGATGATGAATAAGAGGAAGTTGGAGGAGTATCAAACCTGGGTTGAATGTGAGTCAGAGAAGAAGAGAAAGTTAGAGTGGGTACCTCCTAAATTAGATGGACTAACCGGAGCTAATCTCAAGATTGCGGAGTGGATTTGCAAGAATATTCGGCAACCACGTCCATTCAAATCACCTCAACTATATATACATGGCCCGAGGAATGTTGGGAAGACTTCGCTAATCGTGTGGTTGGAGAAATATCTGTCTGTGTACCATATACCAATGGGAGAAGAATATTATTGCCTCTACTCGGACAGTCACGATCTGATTGTGATGGACGAGTTCAAGGGTCAGAAGACCATTCAATGGCTCAATTCGTTCATACAAGGGAACCCATTCAACATCAGAAAAAAAGGCTTGCAATCTATGAAGAGGAAGAATCTCCCCTGCATTTTCTTGAGCAATTACTCTCTTCAAGAGGTATATTCGAAAGCCAACCAGGATGGGAGACTCTCGACCTTGGAGTGCCGCTTTGAGTGTGTAGAAGTGGATACTTTTATTGATTTTTATCATGATAAGACTGATTTAGTTTAAAATAAAAAATTTATTTGTCTATGAATCTGACTCTTGCATTAAA